ATGTTGAAGGAAATGATATCCTTAATAAGTTCATAAAACTTAACGGTAAAATGAATACTCTTAAATATGGTCCTATGGGAACTTGGGCACTAGCTGCAGTTCAAAGTGGATTCAACTTAGGATATGTAAACATGAGAACTTCTGATAGTACTTATCCAAATGCTTATGTAGCTCTAGTACTAGATCCAGTTTACAATAAGAAAGCTAATAGTGACGAAGACGATTTATCTAGTCCTAAAAAGCAAAAAATATACTGGTATAAAAATACCGATGCTTCTGAACCAAGCAAACAAGGATATTACTTTGGGTTCGATAAAAAAGAAATTGAAGACCAACTTAAGCCTATAGCTGTAGTTGATAGTGATATTAAAGAAGCAGAAATTCCTTTATATGAGTTTGGATTTGACGCATGTCATTTAAAAGGACTTACTTTAGACGGAAGTTTTGAAGGAGAACTTGAAAAAGAAGATGACGGACAAAAGCAAAACTTATACGGAGGTAAAAATGTAGCAGGAGTTAAGAAACCTCTTGTAACTGCTAACGAAATAGACACTTACTTAAACACTCATCCTGATGATACTAAGAAAAAGGCTTATAAAGCTGTATTAGAAAACCTTACAGATGTAAAGTCTATTCAATATCCTATATTTGGACTTTGCTATAGAGGTACAGGAACATATGGAAATAGATTCTATGCAAATATCTATGCTAAATCAGATAGATTGGCTAATAGATATCCATATTATACATGTACTATAAGAGAAAATGATGTAAGTGAAGAACATAGTTTCGACTTTACTCCATTCTATTATAGTATAGGAAAGACATTTAACTATAACTTTAGAGATAGAGCTATAGCTACATGTAAAGTTCCATTTACTATTACAAATGAAGTTCAGACTTTTGAAGCTTATTTATTAAGCAGAAGAGTATCAAATGAACTTGAAGGTGTTGTAGCTAAAATTATGACTATTCTTAAGAAGAAAGTAAAAGACGCTATGACTGCTGTAGACGGAGGATTACTTGCAGATGTTGAAGGTGCTGGAGCTGTAGCTTTATCTAAGGCTAACTTCGAATTATTCTTTAAAGGATATGACGATCTAGCTGCTAAATTCAGCAGACCTGTAGTAACTAATCCAAACGTAGATGAAACTCCTTTATCTAACTGGAATATTACTAGACTAGTGGATAAAGTTAGAAATACAGTTACTGGAGAATGGGTAATTACTAGCAGACCAGTTCCAGGATTAAGCGTATTATCTTGTCCTGAAAAGCTTCAATTCTTCGGAGGAAGTTTTGGACAACTTCAAGAAGTCCTTGATGATGGTGACTTTGATATGGATGAAGTAATCAATTACAAAGTTCCAGGTACAAATGAGACTCTTAAAAACTATAGAGTTTGGGACGAAATGCTTAAAGATGTATTTGAAGGAAGAGTTGATACTGCTATATATGATGCTGCTCTTATTAAAGACTGTATTGTATTCGGTGACGACTACAGTAACGAACTTCAAAATATTATAGCTGAACTTGTTAGATATAACGAAACTGCTATACATCACGAAAAGACTAGACCAGACTGGACTTTCATCAGAACTCCACAAAACAGAATAAGAACTGCTTCTGAAGCTTTAAACGAATGGGCTTCTTATTTTGAAAAGGATTTAAAGAACTACAACATGCACCCATGTATTGGTTCTTGGATGTTTAACGACCAAACTACTGGAGGACAATCAAGATTTAACTCTTGGTATGAATACTTAGGTAAAGGTGGAAGTTTATATGCATACTTAACAAGCCAAACTGAAGATAGCTTCTCTTCTAAGGATTACAGCTTAATGCTTAATGCATCTGCTGGTACAGGTTTCTGTATTCCTGAAGACGATAATATCAAAACTAAGCTTGCTGAGCAATGTATAATGTACTATACTCTAAGAAGTACTGGATATTATGCTCTTGGTGAAGATTTAGCTTACTTACCTAAATTCTTATCTAATATGAAAAACGTAGGAAGCTGTATTCACTTCAACAGAATATCTAATATATCTATAAACTTTGCTAGAGATAGACAAATATCTAACCCTACAAGAGAAAACTTAGATAAGATGAAGAAATTACTTGACAAAGAAATCTTAATTCCGTCAAGACATTTCGGAGGAAGAGTAATAACTACTGCCGAAATAAGTACATTGGACGTTGAACAAGAACATCAAGTAGTATTATTCAGAATATCTACAACTGGCCATACTTATAGTAGAAATAACAGAGTAGAACACATCATGAACTCTTCTGATGTGAAGTCTAACGAATAGAAAGGAGATGAATGAAATATGGCAACACCTGCTAACTTACAATCAGGAGTACTAGCGCAAGAAGTCATAGCTAATGACAGCTTGTATGTCCAAAACTGGCTTAAACCTAGTGCTAATGGAAGAAAATCATTGATCTCTTGTGAGTTCCTAGATCACTCAAAAGATAACTTGATAGGTCTTACTCAAGTAGATAAATCAATGTTTATTTTACTTCCTACTTACTATCCAGAAATATATACAGACGTTCCTAATGGAGCTATGCTTAATAAAGCGTTTAAGGGATACTGGAACTATATCTGTCAAACTGCTACATCTGTAGATGGAATACAAGATATAAACTTCAATATCCAAAATGCTACTTATAAGACTCAATTCTTTAGCACACCTCTATTTACTACAATAGAACAACCTACTAACGAAATCAGTTTAAGAGTACCTGCAGAACTTTCTGGATATTTCTTAACTAAACAAACTAGACACTGGATGAACGCTATATCAGACGAACAAACAAGAGTCGCTACATATAACGGACTTAAAGAAGACTTCAACAACTGGTCTCACAGTGCTGGTATGTTATATATTAAACCTAACAAAACTCTTACTAAGTGTGACTACGTTGCATTATGGTTCTTAATGGTGCCAAAAACAGCACAATTATCAAACTTCAATGCTGACGCTACATCACCTCAAATTATAGAAATGAACTTTACATTCCACGCTTCTGTAATAGACGATAGAAATATCAGAGTTAAAGAACTTGGAGAAGAAATGCTTAGAAAATATAAAGCATTTATATGTGAAGATACTGCATTATTTGGTATAAGTGCTAATACTGTACTAGATTCAGTAGAATCATTAAGAAAAGTAAATATGTTAGGAAACTTAACTAGTTTATAGGATGGACACTCCCTGATAGAAATATTGGGGAGTTTCCATTTTATTACGTCTAATACAAAAAAAAAAGAAGCAGTTTATAGTCATGCTCAGGACTTAAGAGAACGTTAGAAGTATTTCTTCACCCCAACGTTCTCTAGAATTTTATACATTGTAGAGTCGCTATACGCAACTCCACAAGATTTAAGAAGAGAGATCTGTTTGTTGATCTCCCCCTTAGCCTTTTTCATATCGTCTATGAAATTTTGACTATAACTTCCTGTGTTTCCAGAAGCTATATCAAAGTATATTTCCTTTAATAATCCTAATACTGTTTGTTTTGACATATAAACCACCTCCCAGTGATCAACCACCCTTTACCCACTAATGTCATCGTGGAGGGCCAAATTTATTATTTTATTCTTTCTATATATCATAGATATATAGTCAATTTTAGGTTATTTAATTTAGCGTAAAAAAAAAAGAATACGAGAAGATTATTAGTCCTCTCGTATATTATATTTATATGGAATCGTATTTAAACATTCCTAATTTATGTTTAGCACATATAGTTTTAAGGTGATTAATTAGTATAGATACTTCTCTCATATTAGTCAATTCCTTATATATAATCATAATCTTTACAGCTACTGAAATATCGTTTATAGAGTCATCTGTGTATATATTATTAAGAGTTCTCCATATGTATTCTTTTGTATAATACAATGTCTCAGACATGACTATGAAATAATTATATATTTCTTCTAAATCGTCATAATTAGCAATATATTCTCCGATACTTCCGCTAATTCCATTATTATAATCTAGTGATTTAGGAAGTAATTCGATAGTAGACTCATTCATACCTAGCATACGTAGATCATTTATAAAGTCAGTCCATATATTATTAATATATTTTGGTTTATCTAGTATAATCTTAGTGCTATATTCAGATAATATCTTTTTGTATTTATCCAAGTATTCTTTCATATTATTTATCATAATACACTCCTTTATTATTTAAAACGTATGTAATATGTTTGTAGTTATTTTATTACCTTTCTTATTCTTAAGTACTATAAGCCCCAGTGTTTGTACTAGTGGACTAAGCAGCTGTTCATATTCAGATACTATATCATTACTTATTATAGCTCCATCATAAATACTCAAGATTTCAGGCATCTTATCCAGTTCTGTAGGTATTCCTAGTCTTCCTATATATTCTTTTATATACTTATAAACATTCTTTTCAAACTCTGTATTAAAGTTAAAGATCTTCTTTATTTCTTTATTAAGAGGATCATTACTATAATAGAACTTATTATACATCTTTAATACATCATTTTTAACTTCTAGAAAGTTTATCTTATCTGTATATTTTGATACAGAACTAAGTATATCTTGAATATAAGATCTTACTTCTGGTGAAAGAGAAGTGAAGTCTATTTTACTTTCTCCTTTTTTAGATCTTTCTTCTACAGACTTACACTTATTAGCAAAGGCATATACGTGTAGATCTTGTGCTGTATTATAGAATACATCGTATATATCCTTATGATCATTCTGTATATTATCTAATAATTCGTCAGTAAGCTCTACTTTTACTACTCCAAATACACCAGGTACTTCTATTTCTACATCTGGATAAAGAGATTTCCACAATCTCATAGCCTTAAGTCTGGCTTCTCCATACGCAAGTGTAGAAGGATCCTTAATCTTTACTAGAGATTTACTATTCTTTATAAAGTCTAAGGATGTTATATACTGTTTAAGATCTTCCACGTCTGTCTTCATTATATTAAATAAGTCTTTATAATCAAGCTTTGCATATGGAACTACTATCTTATTCTCTACTATATCTGCCACTTTACCAGCCATATATCTATTAGAGTCTGATTTCTTGTACTTAACACCACGAGTTTCCATTTCATTTCTAAGTAGGAAGTCATGAAGTATACTTGTGAATATATAGTTCTTCTTAAATATAGTAAGCTGGCAGTCTTCCATCATAAGCTCGCACTCTAAATCTATCATAGGAATAAACTTCTCGTCTACTCCTACATTTCTGCTATAAAGCTTAAATCCATGTTGCGTTGCACTTATATACCAAGTTGCAGCCAATATAGGAAGAAGTATTTCTCTAAAGTTCTTATCATCTTTTTTATCTCCTATTATATCTGCAAACTCTTTAAGTAAGTAATCCTTTTCATGTGAAAGTACAGTAACGTTACTGTCTGTATCCATCAGAGCTATCTTCTTACGTTGTATATTACGTACAACATATTCCATATTTTCTTGATATACTCCATCTATATAGTCTCCATCATAATAATAGAATCCATAACATATATCTATAAGCATATTATTAAGCTTCTTTACTAGCTCTTTAGTAAGTGGATGCTTACTTGGATTACACAAGTGTCCTCCATCTACATCTAGTATAAGACTGTTATTATTAAGCGCTATTTCTATTATCTCTTTTAATACAGAACGTAGCTCTGGTATTTGTAGACTTTCTAATAGATTATTCTTATAATAAAGTACATTACGTTGATTTTGAGTCATACTATCTATTCTTTGTTTTAATAAACTCATCGCATAGTAATTATCGTAATGTGCTCCTAGAAGGCTTCTAAGGCACATTTCCGTCGTTTTAGGCTCTAAGGTATATAATTGGTTCAGTTTATCACAATCTTCGCTTAAAACGTGCTCTAAGAGCTTTAAATGGGCGTTTACGATATAGAACTTAAAGTCTCCTCCATAAAGTTCTGTAATACAAGATGAAACTCCGATTACATTACGTCCTGCTGTAGTTACAGAGTCTGCCACGTCTATATTATATAGAAAGCTTGCTATATATCCAAATAGTCCATATAAAGAGTTTATAAATATCTTAGTACGTTGTTCCATACCTTTGTATATAGATGCCTGTATCTTATCTCCAAGATCTGTATAGTGGTTCTTAAGACGTTTAAACTCTTGTCTGATAGCCATCTTATTAACTATCTCTTTACCTATAACAGATTCTTTCTTATTATACTTCCAGAATAGAACTCCATTCTCTTGTAATATGAAATTAAGCTGGCTTATATAAAAGAAGTCTGCTGAGAACATATTTGTAGTCTGGAAGTTTACAGAGTTATAGATATCAAGTTCTGTATCTTTACAATATTTATCGAATATGTTTTCTGCATCTGTTATCTTTATTCCAAGCTGTTGTGATACTGTATTAGTCCAGTCTGTTTTAAACTTATTCAGATACTTACTCATCTGCTATCTCCTTTAATCTATCTAACGCTTCATCTAAGAGTTCATTAATATTCTTTGAGTTTATCTGTTGTCTGAAGTCAAATAGATTTATATAGCTTATTACTAGTCCGTTAAACTCATTTATAAGCTTTGGTATATTATCGTAGTTATCTTTGACTATGTCTATAATACAATCGTGTAGTCTTTCATTATCAAAATCTTCACCGGTCATTCCATGATCGTGAAATCTCTGCAATGCTTGCTTTAAAAGAACCAGCTCCATCTTTTCTTTAAATCCAATTTCACAATCCAAACATTTCTCTAATTCAGCTCTTAATCCATCTTCTGTATAAATTTTATAAATCATTCTAAATCCTCCTTTTAAATTTATTAAATCTGCTTAGTATATATAGTTATTGCTCAAATAAAATGACGTAAAAAAATGCATAGGAGCACTTTCATACCAATCTTATATTATAATATAGTATATTTGGGATGGAATTACAAAATATAAAATCATTATACAAATTTAAATCTGGTTTTTTTAGTTAAGATTAAATATACGATATTTATAAGATTGGTATTACTAGAGCTTCCAGATGACAAACTGTCATCACAGGTGAGATTTCCTGAGTTATGTATAGTCTAGGGTTCCGGCTAGAATATACACGAATATTTTATTTGGTTCATTTAGTATAATTATGAGTATTGGTTTTCTTACTCGGTTGATAACACTATATATTTCACACAATATACAGAATAGACTTTTTTTAATACCTTCATAATTATACAGTTAGAATATATTAATGCTTTTTTATATATGAACTTTATAAATATGTATTCGAAATACAAGTATCGTATTATACCATATACTATAATCGTTTCATACTTTATTTAGATACGTCTCTTAGCCTGATGTATTTCTCTGTTAAACATTTAGATAAATAAAAGACTTAACATACGATTTAAGCCTTTATGTTGAAATTGTTGAATATTATTTATAACTTTTTATTTTTTTTTTCTAAGATATTGACGTTTAACGCTCCCTGGATTATATTATTTATGTGCGTCTACTAAACTAATGTATTACTTTAATTATATTATACAGTATTACACAGAAGTATTACATTCCGAATAATACTTACAAAGATTTCATAACTTGGATTACAGAAACGGTTGTTGAGAAAAAGAAGGTTTATATCTTGATTTTACGACAGGTTCAAACGAATTATAATCGTAATAACGAATCATAAACGACACAAATGTAAGCCATATAATAACTTTCCAAATCTTAATCATATTATTCTTCTTGCTGTTCTTCTTCTTCATCTTCGGATTCTTCTTTTTTCTTCTTACCTTTTGTTCCATCTTCTTCGTCAAGTTCTGATGCAAGTGCAACGTTTTTCTTTTCTTTAGCTTGCTTAATGATATTATCTATCATATCCATTATGATTTGATCGTCTCCAGCTATACGTTGAAGAAGTAGCTTTTTAGCTTCTTCTACTACTAGAGCATAATCTTCGTTATCAGCATAAAGATTATCCATAACTCCACTATAGCTTTCATATAGATCGAATATCTCTTTAGCTTGTTCAGAACGCTTTTGAGTATTAGATCTGTTTATAGGAGGAGCTACCCATTCTACAGTAATATCTTCATAAGAAGGATCTCTAAGTCTAAGCAGTCTTGTAGCAAGCTCAGAAGAAGGTCTTATCTTATTAGAACGACATGTAAGCAATTGAAGCATCTTCATTTCATTCATTTCAAATAGATTTCTTGCAAATTCTACGCTTCCATCTACAGAGTTGAATAGAGCAGAGTTATATCCTACGATATCTGTAGCTTGTTGTATCCATTGCTGAATACGGTTATCATCTAATTCTGGAGCAGGTATTTGTATAGTATTAATACTTACATCTTGTCCAGAATCAGGCTTTTGCTGGAATATCATCTTATGTCCAAGATCATAGTTATTAAGCGTAAGATCTCTAAGTCTTGTACGAGTAATACGCATATCATTAAATTGATCCATAAGAGGATTTGTACCTTCTTCTCCCTGTATTTCAGAAAGTCCTTGTGGAATACTGATAAAGCTCATTCCTTTACTATCTATAAGTAAATATGCCAAGTAAGATTCGTTTCCTAATATAGCAGCATTAGCAGGTACTAGAGCAAGATTAAATCTAGATTCTCCAAGTCCAGTCTTACCATTACGTTTAAATATAAGCTCTTCTGCAGGAATAAATATAATACGAGACAAATTGAATCCATTCTGTCTATCTACAGTACTTGCAGTAGCTGTTTCAGATACTTCGTTTTCTTTAAGTAGTGTTTGTATAGTTTTAAGAGCATCTGGATTATTCTTTAAGAATTTAGTATCCATATTCTTTTCTACAAGAGGCTTTATAATGTCTCCAAATACAAGTCTACCAATAGTTTCTTCCTGTTCTTCTGTTCTTATACCAAAGGCAGTTGTATCAGAAGACGATACCATATTACTATTCATAAGCTGTCTAAGTCCCATATAGTGTTCTACATCTTGGTGTGTATATTCTATATAGAAGGCTCCTATAAGTCTATTTCCTACAAGTATAGGAATAGTACGAGTGTTATCTAGATATTCTATAGATTCTCCAGTAATAGTTTCAAACATCTTTTCTATACGAGCAGAGCTTATACTTCTTTCTGCTATCTTATTTTCTACATTCTTTCTTACACCAGTGGCTTCATTAAAGCTTCCAGAGTTCATACTACCAGGATTATCTATAAGATCTATACCAGAAGCTTCCATTCCTATATTTTCTTCTTCTTCATCGTTATATTCCCATCTATTCATATAGATATCGTTGACAGTCATATTATCAAGATTCATACTATCAAAAGCTTCTGTAAATGATTCTATACCATTGTCTTGTACATTTGACAGTGCAGTACGCATTTGTTCTGTAACTTCTAATAAAGTAGGTATAGTATAGTTATAAGGCTCATATGTAAAATAACATCCTTTATAGATATTATCGTCTGCTAGTACATCTGCAGATTCGTTTATATTATATTTAGCAGTATTATATATAGGATATACAGCACTTTCTACAGATCTAGTCAAGAACTTATCTATAGATTCGTCTCTATGATACATGAATTCATTATATTCAAATAAGTTTCCATCAAAATGTCTTCTGAAAGCTTCTTTAGCATTTAGGAAAGATCCCATAGCAGAAGCTGCTTCATTAGCACTAAGTATCTTTAAACTTGCCTCATCCAGGTTTTCTTTTATATTAGTATTAGCAGTAATATCATACACACCAGGAGGAGTAAAGTTTCTTTCTTTCATATCGTTTTCTATATTCTTTTTAGTTTTCTTAAGCTTTACATTACGTATTACATATTTAAGATAAAGCTCTTTTGCTATCTTTTTATTAGGTATAAGTCTTACTAGACTATAGCCGTCCTTCCAACTCGAATAATCTGTCTGCCAGTCTATATCATTAAAAGGTATTCTATTGGTAGCTATTCTATCGTATTCTGTAGGATTAAGTATAGCCTCCATTCTAGCAGTCTGTTTCTCATCAGTAATTTCTACCCCTTCTCTATAGAATCTAAAACGCTTTACATTTCCATTTTCAGATCCTCTATAAGATCCATTACACACATCATCTATAAATATAGTAGCAGATTGCTTAAGTACTGGAAGATTTTCTTCTAAATAGTTATTATATTTAGCTTGAAGTATTTTTCCATATAATCCCGTAGGCATAGAAGATACTATACTACGAAGTCTTTCTTCTAAAGAACTACTAATGATTTCAGACATATTCTGTCTTTTAGCTGTCTTACCAACTAGATTAAATATACTACTGTCTGGGTTACTCTTTATAGCTGTAACGTTATCTAGAGTTACTTCTGATGGAGCCAGTCCATCTACAAGTATTCCAGAAAGCTTTAGGTTTTCTCTTTCTAGCTTTCTATTAATTTCACTTACTGCTTGAAGTTCTTTTAAAACTTTATCAGCAATAGACTTAGGTGCTGGTTTATCTGAAGCAGAAGGATTTATTTGCTTAGAAACTCCTATAAGCTCTTCTTTAGGAATAGGATCAGGTATTTTAACAGGTCCTACTTGAGAAGCATTAAGAGAACTATTCGTTGCAAGATCTTCATTCTGCGATCTTTTTTTCTTATTTTTCTTAGCCATGATTACTCCTTTCATTTGTTAATTTGTATACTATATATTGTCTGGAATGGAACTAGGAATAAAAAAAAAGAAAGGGAGAACAGTGTCTCCCAATCTATATTTATGATAGAACATCTAATTCGTAACTTTTAACATACCAGCCATTAGGATCTAATCTATGATTATCTATGCAGTCGTATAATTTATCTCTAAATTTATAAGAATCCTCAACATTTATAATAAATCTTATAGATTCTACCACATCATTTATTTCAGGATATCTATATTTTATAAATACATTCATAGAGTTCATTATAGTTTTTACAGATACATTAGGCCCAGCTGTCTCTCTTAATAACATTCCAATATGTGCTAACGTATTTTTATATGGAATATTATCATCAGCATCAGGAACGCTAGAGTAATCACGTAAATATACAGTAAATTCTACCCGATGTTTTACTCTAAGAGGTTGCGGTCTGTCAAAGTTAGTTCTAATTAGTTGACATACACTAGAATATAACGCTTTTATCATAAGTACTCAAGTCCTCCATTTCAATACTTTCTATGTAATCATAAAGGCTTTTATTGCTTTCTATTTCTTCTCTGATAAGAGTTCCAGTAGCAAGCTTGTACATATCAGACTTATCATCTTTAACTATGTTATCAAACTCTACTATTACATCTGCTTCTCCATCAGTAGTATCCAGATACTTTACATAAGTCTTTATAGACTCTTTCTCTCCAGTATGAGATAATATATAAAGTCCGAATATCATCTCCATACAATGAGCCATAAGACCTCTTATATCAGCATCGTCGTGCGGTGCTTGTATATTTATATTAAGTCTATAATTCATAATTCCTCCTCATATCGCTATTTCAAAATCTATTTTAGGACCGTGCTTGTATCCATCTACATGAACCATTTCTGGTTTAAAATCCCAAATAGAGTCTGGATATTCTATTCTAAGTTTAGCATCTCCATATACAGGCATATCTATTTGCTCCAATAGCTTTTCTTCATGTCTATCATAATAGTGAAGATTAGATATCATTACTATAAAGTCTGCTGGTTCTACGCCTACTTCATGAGCTATAAGCTTGTGTAATACTTGGAATTGGAATATATTAAACGGAAGTCCTAGTGCAATATCAGAACTTCTTATATTCAGTTGCATATAAAGCTTTCCATCTAATATATTAAATATAAGATTATAGCAACATGGAGTAAGTGCCATTTTGTGTAGATCTTCAGGTATCCAAAGATTTATCATAGCTCTTCTGCTATTAGGATCTTTCTTAAGAGTTTCTACTACATATTCAAGTTGATTCTTGTATCCGAATGTAGGAATGTTTACAGCGGCTCCATAACTAGGTCCTATCGTGTCATCAGGCTTCTTCCAAGCTGTCCAAATTCCACAATTCATTTTTTCTAACTCAGTTACATTATTAGATTGCATAATATAAATCCAATATAATTCTTTTATAGCAGACTTCCATAATACATTCTTAGTAGTTAATAAGAAAGCTCTATCTTTACTATTATCTAATTTAAAACATACTCCAGCTATAGCTTTATATGTAGCAGGTGTTCCATCAGCATATTTAGTTCTCACATTATTATCAGTCCATACCCCATGATCATGTACATTTAGTATTAATGAATTATAGGCAGTATCCCAATAGTCAAACTTTTTTACAAAATCGTTATCTTTATTCATTAACGTGCTCCTCCTGTTTTATTAAAAATACCCTTTCCAGCATAATAAAGATCTTCTATTTCTTTATTAATATCATTTTTAGGATTGTATAATTTATTACGTTCTCTTTCATTATTTAAGTCATCCACAAGTGTCGTTAATATAGTCTCCAATGCTTTTATCTTACTTTCTAAAGACTCTATTCTATCTTTAAGTTCATCTACTTCTGTTAAAGGCTCTATCTCTATCATATCTGCTTCTCTATTAGAGAATTTAGCCACAGCTTTATACTTTTTTCCAAATACTGTTATAATCTCTTGCTTCATAAATCCTCCTTTATTGCCATCCTTTTTGTATGTCTACTTGTCTTTCTCTTATAGCTTTAGAAAGACTTAATATTTCACTAAGAATGTTTTCTAACTTATCTAATCTATTGTGTAATGTGTCTATATCTGAGCTCTCATGAACGACACGTCCTTTTAATTCTTTTATAGAATACATATCATCATCTACATGTTCTACTGAATAGAACTTATTATTTATCACAATTACCTGATTTTCCTTCAGAGCCATTCTTATCCTCCTTTTCTAGTATAAGTT